TAGTGGATATCAAAACCTTGCACAAGGTAATTTTACTCCACAAATCTTTAGTCAGAAAGTTCAAAAGTTCTTCAGAAGAGCATCAGTGGTAGAAGATATTACTAACACTGATTACGCTGGAGAAATTGAAAACTTTGGTGACACAGTAAAGATAATCAAAGAGCCTACGATCACAGTTAAAGATTATGCTAGAGGTCAAACAGTTGATACACAAGTATTAGCAGATGACCAAATAACTATGACTGTCGATCAAGGTTCATACTTTGCTTTTAAAGTAGATGATATTGAAGAAAGACAATCTCATGTAAACTTTGAAGCTCTTGCAACCTCTTCAGGTGCATATTCATTAAAGAAAAGCTACGACTACAATGTATTGAAGTTTATATACGACAATGCTACAGATGGTACGGGTGCAGGAACTGACAGTTCACCAATTGATGGTGACGCAGCTGTAGATACTTTGGCTAACTTAGTATCAACACTGAAAAAGAACCTGGATAAAAATGATGTGCCAGAAGAAAATAGATGGCTAGTTGCCGCACCTGAATTTTTTGAGCAATTAAGAAAAGCAGGCGGAAAACTATCTGACCAATCAGTAATGAACGATGGTGGTGCATCACAAATCAGAAATGGTAAAGTTACAGACAGACCATTATTTGGTTTTAATATGTACTCATCAAACGCTATTGCTGTATCAGGTGGAAGTGCTTCATCACATACTTTTGGATCTGCTGGATCTAATGAGTATGCTTTTGTATACGGACACATGTCAGGAGTTGCAACAGTAAATCATATCGCAAAAACAGAATTGATCAGAGACCCTGATTCATTCGCAGACGTTGTCAGAGGACTGCATGTCTTTGGAAGAAAAATCCTTAGAAGTGAAGCGGTTCAAAGAGGCGTTATAACAATAGGTTAATCCTAGGAGGATAGAAAACTATGGCAACTTATGATGTAACAGGTGCTGGCGGAACAGCTGGACATTCTGCAAATGGCAGAACACCTTATATGATAGAAAACACAATTGATGTCTCTGCAATTAATGGAGACTCAGGTACAGCTCAGAATGATGTTATTAGATGTCTTGACGTTCCTGCAGAAAGTGTAGTATTACACGCAGGACTAGAGGTACTAACAGCATGTTCAAGCTCTGTAGTTATTGATATTGGTATCACAGGAAGTGCAGCAGGATTTTCAGATCCAGATGCTTTCGTTGATGCTTACGATGCTACTGGTGCAGCTTATGCACCAAGAGACGTTGCTGATGCAGCACCTGTATTGACTACAAAAGTAGCAGACACAATTGATGCGTTAATGGCTGGAGCAGCTTCAAGTGCGGGTAAAATCCGTGTTTTTGCTATTCTATGTGATGTTTCAGGTATTGATGAAACTGACAGAAATACAGCTACTCAACACGACACAGCAGTATAATACTGTATAATTTTAAGGGGGGTATTTATATCCCCCTTAATTTAATACCCCTTACAAACTAGGAGAATAAATAAAATGGCTATACATGATTTAAGAAAAAAAACTAATGCAAGCACAGGTCAAAGAATTGTTATGGATCCAAATAAAGTAAGGATGAGTAATTTAGAAAATAGAATTAATAATCAAGAACAAAAACTTGATAAAATAATAGAATTATTACAAAATGGCAACAACTTACCTAACACTGACAAATAGAGTTCTTAGGGAACTAAACGAAACAGAATTAACTTCAAGTACGTTTGCCTCTAGTAGAGGAATACAGACTGCTATTAAAGATTTTGTAAATAAAAGTATTCACGATATTTATAATGAAGCAAGTGAAATACCTTTATTATACTCTAGAACTACACAAAATTTAACAACTGGAGATGGTGAATATGATTTTCCAGCTGACTTTAGAAAGATAGATAGAGATTCATTTACTATAGGCCCAAGAGAATTAGTTACTAACGGTGAGTTTGCATCTAATATAACTAGTTGGACAACTGGAGATGGTTCACCATCACATACAACTAGTGGTAATGGTAGATTAAATTTAAATGATGCAGCAGCATATCAATCTGTTGAGACTATAGTAAACAAAGAATATAAATTACAAATTAGAGTATTAAGTCCTAACAGTTCATCAAGTGCATTAATTGTTAGAGTTGGTACATCAGCAGGTGGTACTCAAAATTTAAATACTACAATAGGTGTAACTGATTTTGGACAAGGTGCTATATTAAATACTACATTTACAGCTACAGCAAAATCTTCTTTTATATATGTAGAATCAGATGGTGTACAATTAGATGTAGATTATATTAGATGTTCTAGAAGTGATACTACTAGACAAAAAGTTTTATATATATCTTATGATGATTACTTACAAAATTATAAATCTATAGATGATAGAAATAATAGTGATGTATATGGAACACCAGCTAAAGTTTTTATACTTCCAAACTTTACAGCATTTGGTGTAACTCCAATACCGAGTAGTGATGAAATGACATTAGCATATAACTACTACACTACACATACAGACTTATCCGCACACGGAGATAATATGGCATTACCAGATAGATTTGGAGGTTTAATAACTGATAGATCAAAATATTATACATACATGTTAAGATCAGATCCACAGCATGCACAATTAGCAGATAGAGATTACCAAAGAAAATTAAGATTATTAAAAACAGATTACTCTACTAAAGCAGATTATATGAGATCTGATGTTAGAGTATATAACGTAATGTCAGATAGGTAGTAAATGCCAACTACAGATTTAATTTCACCATTCGTAGTGAGTTGTGCTGGAGGTTTAACACTTAATAAAGATGTATTCTCCATGGCTCCTGGTGAAGCACTTATACTACAAAACTTTGAACCTGATATTAAAGGTGGGTATAGAAGAGTTGGAGGCACAGCATTATATAATAGTAGCATAGTTCCAGAAGGATCTAGTAATACTAGTAAAGTTGTAGATTGTTCTATAGTATTTAATGGGCAAATAATTGCAGCACGAGGTGGTGATATACATAGAGGAACTACTTCTGGAAGTTGGACAAGTTTAACAACTGGATTAGGAACATCAACTGTAGCATACGACTTTGAAAAATTTAATTTTGATGGTACAGATAAAATTATTATTGCAACAGGGCATTCACCAGCACAAATAATTAACGCAAATTTTGCTGTAGATGTAGTAAATGCAACAGGTGGTGGAACAGCCCCAACTAATCCTAAGTTTGTAAAGGTATTTCAAAATCATATGTTTTATGCTGGTGCAACTAATTCACAAGAAGTTATATTTAGTGTACCATTTGCAGAAGATAATTTTACAACTGGTAGTGGTGCAGGATCATTTAAAGTTGACTCAGCAGTAGTTGGATTAAAAGTATTTAGGAATGAATTAATTATATTTTGTACAGATAGAATTTATAAACTAACAGGTACAACTTCTAGTAATTTTGCAGTACAAGAAGTTACAAGAAATATAGGTTGTAGAGATGGTGGTAGTATTCAAGAGATTGGTGGTGATGTTATATTTTTAGCACCAGATGGATTAAGAACTATTGCTGGTACAGCCAGAATTGGTGACGTTGAATTAGGATCTATTTCTAGACAAATACAATCTAGGATTGATGATATAGGATTAAATAGAATATCATCTTTAGTTATTAGAGATAAATCACAGTATAGATTATTCTACCCTACAACTAGTGGAGCACAAGGTTCAGCAAAAGGAATTATAGGAGTATTAAAAACTAATCCTAATACAGGACAAATTGGTTTTGAATATTCAGATATGATAGGCATTAAACCATCATCAACAGATTCTGATTTTATCAGTGATGTTGAGACACAAGTATTTGGTGGCTTTGATGGTTATATTTATAAAATGGAAACTGGTAATACATTTGCTAATGGTACAACGAACTCTACAATATTAGCTACATATAGATCTCCAGATATGGTAATGGGAGATCCAGGTGTTAGAAAATATATGCAAAGAGTTAATTTAAACTATGAAGGAGAAGGAACAGCAGTTCAAGCAGATTTAGCAGTTAGATATGATTATGATGATCAGAACTCACCTCAACCAGATAAGATAGCAATCGTATCAGGAGGTGGTGCAGCAGTTTATGGAGTAGCTTTATATAATAATGCTACCTATGATGCATCTGGAATACCTTTAATTAGACAATCGGTAGAAGGTTCAGGATTTGCAGTTGCACTTAAAATAGATGATCAAAGTAGTTCAAATGCATTTTCAATTAAAGGCTTTCAATTAGAATTTACCCCAGGAGGAAGGAGATAATGGCAGGCTATTCGGCACGACAATCAACATTTACATCAGGTGATACTATCACTGCGGCTCATACTAATGATGAGTTTAACCAGTTATTAGCATCGTTTAATGCATCTACAGGACACACGCATGATGGCACTGCGGGTGATGGTGGCCCTGTAACTACTCTTAGAGATAGTGATGCTTTAAACAAAATACTTGTTGATACAAGTAATAATCACTTAGAATTTTATGTAGAGGTATCTTCAGCTGCTGTACAGCAGTTAAGAATACAAGATGGTGCTATAGTACCTATTACAGATAATGATATAGACTTAGGTACATCAAGTTTAGAATTTAAAGATTTATTTATAGATGGTACAGCTAACATTGATACCCTTAGTTTAGATGGTACAGCTATCACATCAACTGGTGCAGAGATTAATTTAATAGATGGCGGTGCTACTATTGGAACTACAGCTGTAGCAGATGGTGATGGTATTCTTCATAATGATGGTGGTACTATGCGAGTTACAAGTGCTACTACATTTAAAACATATTTTCAATCTGGCTTATCAACAGCATATGATGATTTTACCACTGGAGATGCTGCTGTTAATATAGCAACTTCTGCAGGTGATATAACTATTGATGCACAAGGTAACGATACAGATATTATTTTAAAAGGTACAGACGGTGGTGCAGATACAACTTTCTTAACTATTGATGGTAGTGCTGCAGGTAAAGCAACATTCAATAGTGATGTAGTTGTTGGTGGAGATCTTACTATAACTGGTGATGATCTTATTATGGGAACCAATACATCTGGACATATACTTGTTGCAGATGGAACTAATTTTAATCCTGTAGCGGTTGGTGATTTATCAGCAATATCTACAGTTGCTTCAGATGATGTTTTATTAGCAGTTGATACTTCAGGTGGTGGACTTAAAAAAATTACAAGATCAGCTTTAGTTTCAGGACTTGCTACATCAAGTGCATTAAATAATGTATCAGAAGATTCTACACCACAATTAGGTGGTGACTTAGATGTAAATGGTAATGATTTAGTATCTACATCAAATGCAAATATATCTCTATTACCTAATGGATCTGGTAAAGTTATACTAGATGG